TGGTACCTCAAATGCCATTGAGCAGGGTGAGAGATTGTATGTAGTAGCCTTATAGCTAACTATGTTTGGATCCCTATACTTAAAAGGATTTATAGGTGGGAAGTCTGTTGCTGATATTTTTATATAGCTACCAGAAAGTTCTCCGTTATATTTTGGTTCTTCATGTGAATGGTCATCTTTTAGAATTACACCGTACTGTGTTGTTATACTAGAAGAATAACTTGTGGTACTCCCGCTTATATAGGATCCTCCTTCGCTTCCTGCGAAATTTCCTACGGGGATTGATCCTGTTATTATTTCCTGGGTGAATGTGCCCTGTACTTGTTTTTGCTTATTTCTCTCTAAAATATGGGGTTTAATTATTATACCTGTGGAGATATTAGATCTTGCAGGAACAAAATCTTTTACCATCTTAAAGACTACATTATCATAAAATTTAAGTATTCTAGTAAAATCCTGTAGGTCATAACTGCTACTAATAGCGTTTGTTATTATTGCGGTGGATGACGAAACAAGTGCTTCATAGCTTGATGAGAATATTAATCTAGGGTCACCAATGTACTCATCTATATTAAAAGAGCTACTTCCTGTTATTATATGATTATATATTAAACTATTCTTATTGTCTCAGGGGGAATACCCTATATCAATAGTATTTATGTCGTCTGTAATATTTTTGCTATTTCTAATAATACCCGTATCTATTGAAAGGGTGTTTCCTTCCACTATCTCTCCTGTATTATCTATCCTAATCTTAGCTAAAGACCCTGTGTTATTTGTTGCAGGACCAAAATTTATACTGCTGCTTGTACTTGTTCCCCCGGCTGTTCTAATTAAAAGCCCACTGTGAGAGCCTGAGCTATGTAGGGTTGGTATCCCGAAGCTATTTAAAAGAACTTGTAGTCCTTTTTCTGTTCCTTTTGATTTTAAAAGTAAGGGGAGGTTGTGGTATACTCTTTTATACACTTCTTTTCTATAATCCTCTTCTGATGTTGGGAGATTAGAGGCGGTTATAAAAGTATTAATTTTCTCACTCCCTGTCTGGTATAACTCCCCTGTAAACATTTTAAACAGGTTTTGAGTTGTTCTATTGGATGTGTAAAGTTTGACACCGAAATTTTTTAATGCATCCTGTACTAAATCTTTAGGTATTCCTCTGTTTAATCTATTGTCATTGTCATACTTATCGGTAACTGCTTTAGTATATATCCAAAGGTTATCGAAATGTTGAGATAACATATTAATGAATATATTGTAGTTTTCATTACTACTGTCCTCTCTTAAGTAGATCGGGATTGCATTTAAGAGCTGATGTGGGTTTGATTTATCGAAAAGAAAAGCGGCGTCTGTAGTCTGTGTCCACCATGAACCTGTTGCTGCACTTATGTCGTTTACGTAGGGTTTTACTAAATTAGTTTTTGGCCATGAAGTAGATCCGCTTTCATAATAGAGGTGTCTATCGTAATGATCAAAATTGGTTAATGTTAAATCTATTAGGCCTTTATAGTACTCACGGCTACCTGAAATTAATGTAGAGTTACTGTTATTTTCTTCTCTACTATCTAATAAGATTTGGTATGAGTTTATTAAGTCTAGTTTGTACTTAAAATTACGTACTCTCTCCTCTAACGAACTAAAATGTATAAATGTTGCTTTATCTGTATAGTCTATACTAATTTCTATTCCTTTTTCTTCAAATAAAGATTTAACTTCTCTATATTTATTTTCAGTTGGGTATTGAAAAAGTTCATTATAGGATAAAAATTCAGTTGATATGTTTACATCTTCATGAGTTTCTAGTGAAAAGTTTGGGCTTCTAAGAGAGGGAATAACTAGGGTGTCTGGTATTGTTTCTGAGTAAGTCTGAAAGGCTATTGAATCAGATACTTCTTCCTCTATTGTTAAAAGGGTTTTTATGTTAATCTCTTCAGGTAGGGGATTATAAAGTTTTACTATTACGGATTGATTATCTCTGTATAATTGAAGATCTATATTTACACCTATTAGCTGTATGTTGTTTTTTAAATTTAACTTAAACTCAGCAAAATAAGATGTACTCTCTAATTTTGTTTTAATTTCATTTGTGTACCTAATTACCTCTTTTTCCTCAAGTTGGGTGGTTAGTAGCCTTATTTCTCTTCTATCAGCTGAAATCTCTTCAATAAAGTATTCTGGTCCTGTTTTTGAATTTGAATATAAGTTATTAATAAAATTATATACTAATTTTACATCCCCATAGGGGTACCCGTTGTTTATTGCATCATTTTCCGGGTTAAGTGTTAATCTAGATGCTCCTCTATCCCCAGCACTCTCTGCTCCCTGTAGGAATGATTCTTGATTATAAAAGGGGTTAGAGTATAATAATTCATCATCTAGTGAATAAATATGTAGCTCTATTTGATGTAGGTTTGGATTAAATGTTGAATTTATTACATACTCAGATACTAATGCACTATCCTCTTTAGATATACTTTCTAAACCGGTAGCGGTTTGTTGTTTGATTTGGTATGTTGTATATTTAATTTGCGGCATTTTGTATTGACTGTGTTTGTAATTCTATCATTCGTATATTAGCCTCTAATAATCTTTCTCTTAGCTCAGAGATTTCATCTAATAAAGGCTGAATTTCGGATAAGTCTTTTTCAAAATTAACCAACTTTGAACTCTCTTTTATTAATAAAGAATGTGAATTTACATCTCCATCTACTGGTATTTCATAATATAGTTTACTATATATTCTAAATAACTCTTCTACTGTATCTGTATTTACTTTTACTGTCGGGTCTACAAAAATCTTAAAAGAAGTATCTATCACTTTTTCAAACTCCTCCTTACTATTAACCGTCTTCCGTATTTGTATTTCGTTAGCCATTTCTTACTACTTTAAAAGTATTATGTCTATTAATGACTGTTGTTACTCCGTCTATAGCAGTTTTAATTAAAACTCTATAAAATCTTTCAGGCTGCAAACCCTCCATATACACATCAAAATAAGCTCCTTTGGCATCACATGATACCCGTGTAAACTTATCACTAAAGGGTATTACCATCTCCTCTGTAAATTCATCTCTCAATCCCCATTGAGATTCCCTAGGGAGTGCATAGTTGGTTTTATAGGTTGATCCTGTTGTGAATGTTCTAACTGGAAATTTAGGTCTTGTTAGAAGTCTAAATCTCTGTTTACCTGTGTCCGGGTATTCCCCTGTATTGTTGGTTAATTCTATTTCTGCAATGCTAGTATCTAAAACGGATAAGCTTCCGGTTACATATACACTATCATCCCATTTAAAGTCTAACGAAGGAGGGTATATTGTATTTGTATTGGCGCTGTAGTATTTTAACCTAATAGAAGAAGATACGCTAAACTCTAATTCATCGTGAAATTTAAGTATGAAACCATTATTAGGTATACTCCCACTATAGTGTAATTTAACACCAGCAGTAACGTTAATATCCAGGTCTACACTATCATTTGTTTCAAAGTTTTGTACTGCCTCTACGTTTATTCCGTTAGAACCTGTCCACCAATTTCCACCTCCCGGGTATGTGGAATTATACGATCCTGTAACATAGGCTGGCATATTTACGGTATTATGGGGGAGTGTCCAAGACCCTTGATTTCCTGCTAATGCGTATCTCCAAGCTGTTCCTGATTTATCAAAAGGGTAGTCTCCGTATTTACCTATTCCACCGTCCCAGTACTCGTAGATTGGGTAAGCATATATAGAATGAGATGTGGGTATCTCATATGCTGAAGCTATGTCGAGATTTATACTTGCTGAGAATGGGGCGGTTCCAATGAGGTTATCTACTACGTTTATTATTTCATCCGTAGAAAACTGTATTAATACTCTTTCAGCTTGGCCAACCTCGTTGAGAGGGTAGCTTCCAAGTTCAAGCATTTCATCATACCCTGCATTACCGATAGGTACTTCAGTGTAAATAAATGTATCTTTGTTTGGAAATAGTTTATATACTGCCATCTTATAGTGTTGTTGTTCGTCCTTTAATATCTACATCTGGGTATTTTATTTCAAATATACACGGATCATACGAAGGGTACACTACATTATTTCTGGTTGCTCCTTTTGTATCATATGAATATTGAGAATAAATCCCGCCTGCTTTATTTTCTATTTCTATTTTCTGAACAGTCTGAACTCCTTTAACTCTATCCAACACAGCATATAGGTCTGATAGATTTATAGGTTGGTTAATTGCTCTTTTTGATATATGGAGTAGAGATTTTAATGCAATATTACAGTTTAAAAGAACGTCTCTACTTGAATAGGTAGGCCTTACTATAATTTCATAATTTAACCCTATGTTAATTACAAATGCATCTTTTATATTTATTGCATCAGTTAGAAGCATATACTCTGAAAGATATGTTTTAAGATTGTTTTTTACTGTTATTGATGATGTAATAATCTTTCCGTTATAATCATATGAAAGTACATAAAGTGCTAATGCTAAAGGATTACTCTCTATAGAGTTATTTAAATCCCTGTTTGTATTAGTAAGTTGGTCTTGTGTTATAAATGCTTTTGCTATGCTCCCGTACCTAGAGGGGAGAGACATTGCTCTTACTGTGTAGTCTTGTAGTGTTACAGTTCTAGATTGTTCATTAAAAGCTCTTAGGGAGTTTTCTCTTAACTCTTCTACTGTGTCTCCGTCTCTTCCCCCTGATGCGGGAGTAGGGTTGTTAAAGAATAGGCTATCAATACCCAATCTAGATTGATCAGAGTTAGCTGATACTGTTATGTTACTTCTAACTGTGATGGAGTTTGCAGGTACATTTGAAGATATACCACCTCCTGTTAGGTATTTAATAGTAAGGGTTGTATTGTTTGGTGCTATACCATATGAACTACTGCGTAGAAAATTAGATGGATCATATGCTATTCCAAGTGAAGATGGGGATCCTTGGGCGCCGATATTGACAGGATCCGGGAGTATTATAGAGTCATCTAATTGTGTAGTTCCTGCTCCAAATTGAATTGTTAGGTAACCTGTCGATAAGAACCTGGTAACAAATCTTCTCGGTACTTTCTGTAGATGAAGAAGAAATGGAATTGCATTACTATCTACATTAGTATTGGTTTCATCTGCATAAATTGTATCTTGACCTAGAAAAGGGACTTCATACCATAAATTTCCCTGGGTGTCAGTTATACTCTCTATACCTATTATGTCTGTACCTTCTAGGGTTAATGTTTTAAATTTTTCTGAAGATCCTATCTCTACTGTAGTTTGATTAGTTTTTCCTGAGGTCGCCTTTGCTTTTTTTCTTAACTGATAAGTTAATGGGTTCCCATTCTCATCTAGTTCATCTATTAAAATTTCTGTTTTATCTATGGAGCTAGAATAATTAAAATCTAGTCTTCTATCGATTATAAAAGAGGTTTGAGATTTGTCCATTGATGAAATAACAGCTCCTTGATTTATAATAGCTGCTTGTTCCCAATTTGGGAGATAGTTTAAGGTAGCATCTATTATTTGAGTTACATCTATTTCGGCTTCTGCAACGCCGGTAGTCTTGGGTTTGTAACCCATCATATAGGCTAGGGAGAATAAATTTTTTGGATCTTTTGCGTAGGTTAAATAAGTTTCCTGTAGTTGGGTGTCCTGGTAGAAGGATAGTATGTCTCCTACGTATGAAGCCATTTCAATAAACATCATACCTGGGGATGTTGGTGAAAAGTCGTTATAGCTATCTGGAAAGTAGTTTTTTGCGTACTCTACAAGCTGATTTTTAAAGTCGGAGAAGTCTTTATTGGTGTACTTTATGTCTCTTTCTTCTGCCATTATTGTTCGATATTAATTAGAAGTTCATCTTCTATATTACTTTCTATTATTTTATATTTTAAATAAAACCTTACTGTATTGGTATCCGGTGAGGAGGTTATTTTAAGTGTTGTTGGGTTAACCTTTGGAAAATAGGTACTAATATCCTCACTTATTATATCTTCTATTTCATCTAAAGTATCTTGATTTATATTTTCAAATAACATGAGTCTTATGTTAGACCCAAAAGTAGGGTTCAAATACCTTTCCCCTTTATTTGTTAATAGAAAGTTAATTAAATTAACCCTAGTTGCGTCTTTAGTTTGGTAAGTAGAATTAAATACTGCTTTTCCTGTAAATGGTAGATTTATACCTACTGCTTTTCTAGGTTGTAAATCTAAAGGATTAATTTTCTTTACTTCAAATGCCATATTATTTTAGCTGTCCGCTACTTTTTTTGTTAGCTAAATCTAAAACTTTCTTTGCATTCTTAACAAAGCTAAGTTGGGAGATATCTAACCCTCCCTGTATAGCTTCAACAGAAGACATTCCCATATTAGCAGCTTGTGAGCTGGCAAAATTTGGTTTACTAACCATTGAACTATCTGCGTTAATTATACTTTTATAATCCTCACCAGTCATTGACTGTTTTGTCATATTAAGCATCTCCTGTATTGGGTCTTTTCCAGTGAAGTTTAGGTTCGTAGCTTTTGGCATTGGGGGTATTCCCATTAATTGAGCTAGTGCTTGTCTACTTGGCTTATTTAAATTCTCTCCTATTGCAGGTTTTAACTGTGTATGTGTTGGGGTACTCGCTATTTTTACTGCTTCGTTCATTACGTCTTGTAGCTCCTCCTTTATAGCAGCTCTCACTTCTTCTCCTATTATTTTTCTTAGTTGATCGAGTTTCATATATATAAATAGTTAGTTTATGGAAGTTGATTATTTATTCTAAATTTTAATTCGTCTATTAGAACTTCTTCTGAGCTAGCAAAGGAAAAGGGACCTTTTATCACAGTAACACCTCGGTTATCTTTACCTATAGCTTGTCTTTTTGGTGCTGGGTTTGTTATATTATTTTCTACTACTATTAAGAGGGTG